CCGTTTGACGGGAAGGTGTTAGATCCGTGACCAATATCAATACCAATATATGCCATTTTTATTTACCTCCTTTTAAAACTTCATCCGCCTTCTGAGCTTCAGCGGTTACTGAGTTGTTTTTCCAACCGGCCACAAGACCGGCGAATACGGTGACGAGCGTTGAAACGGTTTCGTACGTTTCCGCATCATCGATGATAGGTATCTCTGCCCCAAACACGCTAACTGCTACCTGGTTAACCAGGGCAATTAATAAAAAGATGATGCGCGTCCACGTTGCAGGCGAAACGCCTTTTAAATTAAGGTTTTTGTTCATAATGTTTACCCTCCATACTGATAAGCTTATTTTTGTAAGTAGCGTTTTCGGTCCTAAGCTGCCGATTCTCTTCCTTTAACTGTTTGTTTTGCTCCTTCAGCTCACGGACTTCCTTTGAATGACTCACTTTTAAATTAGATATTTCATCTCGAAGACTATTGATCTCTTCCCGAAGTGATTGCATTTCTGAGATAGACTCCTCTTTGTCTTTCTCCATCTGATGTTTTAGCGTGTCATAAAGGTTTTGCCACTCCTTCGAAGCGAACTGTTCGCGTTCGTGCATGGTCTTTTGATTAGCTGTTTTAAAAGTGAAGTAGCCTCCAACTAAACCCGCTAAAGCAATCAGCACGTTAGTTAGATTAGCGTCCACGGAAATCACCCCTCGTACTAATTAGGAAGGTGAGCACCCCAAAAGCGATACAGAAGCCCCCAATCGTACTGGGGGGCTCCGTAACGAGGAACGACAGGCCGAACATAACCCACAGAAACGAGATACAGGGCAGTAGCCACTTCTTAAATCTCGCTAAGTCAAACAGCGTGGCTACTAGAAAAGCAATGCCAAGCGCCATAAAAACATAGCCAATATCTTCGGAAACAAAGATAACTCTAATGCGCTCGTATACCTTATAGTTCTGCAATATTTCAGGAAACTTAACTAACTGCCGCCCATACCAGATTAAAATCGCACTCAACAAGTACGAATACCCACGCGAGGTTATATGTCCCTTCGCTTTATTTAGCATTCCATACATTTTTCACGCTCCTTTCTGTATTTTGGTACTAAAAAAGCACCCGACTTAATCGGATGCTCAGTAACTTGCGTAGAATTTAGCTTGGTTTTCGGCTGCGACTTCAGGCGTGATGTCCGCGTATGGGATGCCACGTTTTTCCAACTCTTTGATGACGTCATCTTTCCACAACGCTGGTATTTGTTCTACTGACCAAAGACCTTTTGAGATTAAGTTTAAATACACTAATATCATTACATTGCACCTCCTAAACCAGTGACGATCTGTGCAATAGCTAAGTCTGTGTTAGCCTTATCGCGGTCAAGTCGGACAAGGATATACTCATCTTTTTCATAAACAGTTAAGTTAAATTTGTATTGGGTTGATTTGTTCCCGTCCTCGTCCGTGACTTCGATAGCGTGGATATTTTCCGCTTCATATACATGTGCGCTATCCATGCGGACAGCTTCCGGACGCTCTGTTGATTCAACATTTAAATATTTTTGCATGCTTTTCTCTCCTTTTCTCTAAACTCTTCAATGTACGGCTGAAAAGGTCTGATGTATTTATTTGAAAGTCTGTAAGCATCTGCAGCTTTCAACCAACCTGCGTAGGAGTTGATTGTACATACGTCATGGAAAGTGAGCGGTTTACCACTCAACACTTTACGTTTAATAGGCTTTAACTTCGCTTTCATCTGCTTCACAATAGATTTTCTAACCAACACAAAATCCTTAAAAATTCGATACCCTACGAAGTCAATGCCCCGAATGTATGTGGGAAAAATTTGATAATTCTCTTTCAACTCAAGCTTTAAATTATCAGCTAAGTAGACCTTAATATCTTCAAGGAGTGCGTGCAGAAAAGCCTTGTCGTCGCTGAGGATGACACAGTCATCCATGTAGCGGTAGTAGTACTTGATGTGCTTTTCTTCCTTGAGCCAGTGGTCAAAGTCCGAGAGATAAAAATTACCGCTATACTGACTGACATAATTGCCAATGGGTATACCGGTATCGCCTTCTGTTGAGTCAATGATATCATCAAGTAACCACAGAACGTCTGGGTCTTTAAAGACTCTTCGAAATTTTTCTTTTAAAATTTGATGGTTAATGTGCGGATAATACTTCTTCACGTCAATTTTCAAGCAGTACTGACTGCCCTCTTCGTCCAGTCGGATGTCATGCTTCACTTGCTTTAAGCAAGCGTGCATACCTCGTCCAGGAATGGCTGAATAAGTATTTGCGGTAAGGTTACGAATAACATAAGGCTCGATGACTTGCATCAACGCCCACTGCACTATCCTATCAGGATAGAAGGGTAGCTTATAGATCTCACGTGACTTCTGCTTGTCAATTTTCGTGAAAATCTCGTACTCTGAAGTCGTGAAGGTCTTATCTTGTAACATTACTTGAATATTAGACAAGTAATAATCCACGTCCTTTTCTATCTCTTTAACCTCGTGATACCAACCTTTACCGCGCTTAGCGTTTGCATAAGCCAGCTTTAAGTTGTCCATAGAAGCGATTTCTTCAAATAAATTTCCTACTCTTTTCATATTTTATTATCCCTACTTTGTATACATATTTCGCCGAGCTTTCAAGAGACTTACTAACACAGCTTTTTTATGTTTTTGTTTTGGCGAGCGCCATGGTAATTCCGTTCATCATTTTAAGTTTTACATGTATTCTAGGTGCGTGCCGATGTTACGATTACGATTCGAGAAAGCATTATTCAGATTCCAATTGAAGAGACCTGCATTAGTACCATTACTCCAATTACCGCTAAGGTGAGTAAGGGCAAGTGGTGCGTTTTTCTATTGTACTCCCAAATATATAAGAACCGATTCGGCTTGGAATTACCAAAGATATTCTTGTTAAATTTCATTTATAAGTGTTAAATTTTTATGGTGCGTATACAAGGCGCGCGCCGAGGTGACGATCACGACGCGAGAAAGCACTATGCAGAATCCAATGGAAGACACCCGCATAAGCACCACTACTCCCATAACCGCCAAGGTGAGCAACTAAGAAACCGTCCAAAGCATTATTTTGGTATAAGTAGTCGCCGACTGGTAGAGCTGAGTTCGCCCCGTCGTTCGTTGCCCCAGGGACGAAAGCGAAGTCCGCATCTTCTGAGTACCCGAAGTACTTAACGTATCCGTTTGCTTTAGCGATTGTGAAACCAAAAGGTTTGTAACTACCGTCAATGCCGTTTTCTCGGTAGTCGCCTAAAGCGTACCACCCGTCGTTTTTGTTTTTGCCTTCTAGCGTGAAGCCATCCACAATCGAGAAGATGTTCCCCCATAGGTTTTCTTCTCCCCGATAAGTCGGAATTGCATAGCCGTCCACGTCTACTGATCCGGACTTGTTCCCAAGGGTTTGAGTAGCACCAGTATTTGAAGTTTGAGAAGTTGCGCCATCATCCGCTACACCAGTTCTCCCACTACCTAGTTTCTCCTGCGTGTTGAATGACGCATATTCGATGATAAAGAGTAATTGTGACATTGCAGCGGTAGCGAAAGTATGTTGGTGCCAACCCTGACCACGGTTGTTAGCCAACTTACGAGCATTTTCGCGCGTCAAGTTTTGAGTCAACCCACTTGCAGGTTTAGCGTTCGCAATACTTGAAAGCTTGTCACTAGCGAAGTCTGCTACCTGTTCGTCCAGTTTTAAGTATACACCTTCTGTAGTGTCAAAGATAGCACTTTCATAAGCCGATACGTACACTTTTTGTCTAGTTTTCCCGTTATGATCCTTAAATGCAGGGTGTACTTTAAAGCCTGCCCGCGGTTGGTCTGATACGTAGTATCGTGCCTTCATTAAGTTTTGACCGTGACCGTCAGCGTTCGGCTGAGTTTTCAATGGCACAACTTTGTAGTAAAAGACCGGCTGTTCGACCATAACTTGTCCATTTGAGCCGTCTTCTGTATAGCCCCCTTCTCCGAAAACAGCATTGACTGTACCGTTATCCGCTAAGTTGACGCGACGTCGACCGCCGTACATGTTAAAGCCGTCAAACGAAGCGCCTGGCGTACGACCTTCTGCGTCACCAATTCGTGTGAATTTGTTGTTTTCAAAGTCCGCTTCAAGACCCAAGACACCTTTTTCAGCATAACCAACGTAGGCTTGTAAGTCATTTAAGCTAGTTTCAAGGCGGTTAACATCGCCAATTGTTGCCACCGCCGACGGGTCAATTTGAAGTGTTACATTTTCTGCGTTTCCAACGGTAGTTGTTAACTTAAATTGTGCGCCGGACGGTGTTCGATTGTTAAATGGTGGCATGTATCCTGCCACACTAGCGTTTGTTACCGCATATAAAATTTCGCCCACGTCAGGGTCTTTAGCATAAAGCCCAATAGTCTGCATGTAGTAGCCGACCGTTAACTCCTCATTTGAGATAGCCCCTTCAACGGTTACTGAAGCATTGTTGTTTCGCGCAATATTTGTGATAGGCGCTGTCTGTTTAACGCCTGATAAGCTGGTTAAGGACTCTAACTGTGTGTCTGTATAAGTTGTGCTAGACACACCGATTTTCGTAAATTCAACGGTGCCTGTCCCCGACATTAATTTAGCCATCAGGGCTTGGCCGTTGCGTGTGATCACGACTCTTTTAAATTCTGCCATGTTTTCAATCTCCTTTTCTACTCTGTGATTTCAAATGTTTGTGTGAAGAATGGTAGTGCTGCGATATACGCTTCGCCATTGATTGCAAAAGATAGGTCAACGTCATCAACTAAATCGTATTTGTCGACTTGAGTAATTGCGCTTGTGACGTAAGTAGTGTCTGTTAAGTTTGACACGTTCTCAAAGTAACTGTCTGTCATTTCAATGACTGCCGTGTCAGCAAATGCTGATGCAATAGATGTCTCATTGTTGACCACCTCAACGTCAAATTGCACGGCGTCTGTAGCGCTGATAAGCATAGTTGGTGTTAAGCCCACGGCCATGAAAGCTTGAGCTGATGAGCTCATTGGGATTTCATTCCTCGAGATAAGCTCAAGGTTGGCCGGTATCATCTCGACCAGCGCAAAGTCCAACTCGTCAACCTGTCCTGGTAGCTCAAGGTTCGTGCGGATAGATAAGCGATAAGCGTCAAGCTCGTAGTCAATATCAAAATTGTAATTGCCCTGCAAACTGGCCAACCGTCGCACTAATGAGTTGTGCGTGTAAGGCGTGATATTAATCCACCGACTTAACACCCTAGAGCGACGACTCTCGACTGACTCGTCAGCCACAGGCACGATGCCTAAAATAGACTCAAAGATTGCTAGACCTTCTGAGTCAGCAGTCTTGATAAATTGATTAGCCTTACCAGCTTCGAACTCATTTCGTAGTATTAAAAAGAGGGCATCTTCTGCCCTCAAAATATCGTTCATTTCCTGGACTTCTCGGTAGTAGTCCGGCATGTAGTCTAGTAAGGTCATGACAAGCTCACCTTCCCTAAAATCGGAAGTTCCTGCTTCTCAGACGTCAATTCGAGCTTCACGTCCTCGTCTTTGCCGTTTAGCTTAATCCCTGCTGCGTTGGCCACTCCCTGAATTGATAAGATGGCCGAAGTAATCTGCGAGCGGTATATCCAAGCTTCATAGCCTGTAACCCCTCGATTGCTCCACCGTTGACGGACACTTAAAAAGTAATTCTCTATAACGGTTTTCGCTTCGTCAAAGATTGCGGTCTGATTCGCACCACTCTCCACGTTCATATAAAATGATACGTCAATAACCTTTTGAACAGGTCCACGAACAGTCACTTTGTGACCAATTGGCGCTAAGCCAACTCCGCTACCATCAATCACTGGGTCAATAGCTTCTTGCACTTCAGAGACCAGTTCCTGGCTAGGTACTTCGAAAACGTTGTTAACGATTGATAAAAGGACCGTACCACCGCCCTGCCAAGCAGGGTAGACTTGTACTCCGCCTACACCGTCAAGGTCAGTGATCATACGTGTGTAATCTTCAATATTCCCACCAAAAGCACCCACACCTTTTTCAGCGATAACACGACTGCGCAAACTTTCGTCTGTTTCATCATCCCTTGCTGGTACAGTGATTTCAGTAAGCAAGGCTTGGCCAAAGTCGTTAAAATTGTCGAGCGGTAACAACACACCGACGTATTCATTACCTTTTGACCCTGCAATCTCAGCTGTTAATTGGTAGACACCTTCGCTAACCTTTTCAGTCACAGCGTAATAGATTGGCTCGTCACCAATACTTGAAAAGCGACTACCAATATCCGCATCGTAAGGTTGGCCACCACTCGACGTAAAGGATGCCGTGACCACTGCACGAGTGGCCGGTATTCTCATTACTCCTGCTTCTTCTGCACGCAAGTCTAAGTACTCACCCGTCGCTGACACGACGTAGCTTTCAAGCATGGTGTTTCTAAGCTCCATTGTAAAGCTTGCAAGTTGGTAGCAAGCAGGTGCCAAAGCATCGTAAATAATTGAGCCTTCTCGAGTATCGACACCGGTCGGTACACGGGCAAGCGCTTCTTCCATATAATAGTTAAAATCATATGCTTCAAGGTGTGCCCCGATTTCATCTGGTGTCATAGTTCCACCTCCATTCCTTCTGCAATATTCCCAAATAAAGTGCTAACTGTGAAACTCACTTGTAGCGAGCTTCGGTCAACACCTGGCGTGATATTAAAATTCTCAATAGATAAGATGCGGTCGTCAACCAGTAGTGCTTCGCTGATTAGACGTTCCACTTCCATTTCCGCTAAGGCCATTTCTTCTCCGATTAAATCTTCAAGGTCGTGGCCATAACTTTCAGAGTAGATTTCGTATTGAAATCTAGGTGTGGATAGTATTTTCTCAATCGCTTGCCGCATAGCTTCAAGGCCTTCAACAAGACCTAAAATTCGGCCATGTAAAATTCGGTAAGTTTTCGTTGGTATTTCTTCTTCATCAAACATGCCGTCACACCCTTTCCAGTACATAGAAAACTTGGCTTTTCTGAGCCTGTAACATTCTGACCCTATCACCAGTTTGGATAGCTTTAACAATGGTGTATCGCGTCCCGTCTACTGATACTGACAGGCCTTTGGCTAATTCCGACAAGACGATAAAAGGACTGGGTATTTCTAGTCCATCTTCTCGCCTAATCTTCAGTGGTGCGGCACTAACGACAGTACCGTAGACCACTTCAACCATCTCACTTTCTTTGGGCCGTAACCCTTTCATATAACGTGCTAATCGTTCCCCTGCCATTATGCGATCACCTCAATCTCTAAGTCCATCATTGCCGTATCATCAAAACTATGTGTACACTGTGTGACCAAGACAAGCGTTTCATCGCCGATTTTGACACCATTGACGTTGTCACGGGTTAGGTCGCTGTTTCGCCACGTAAATAGCTTGCCTGCACGAATTTCTAGGTTGCTAAGCGCTTTGACTGATGTTGTAATAGTTGGCTTATTATGCTCTTTTAACAGCTCTCTATTTCGCTGTTTGAGTTGAGACGTGTTTAGGTCCGCGTCGGAAACGGTTTCGACGATTTGAAGTTTTCCCCACTTCTCAATGTTCTTGTTGTCTTTTTCAACATAGATTTCACGCTTACCTTTCTCCTTGTCCTCTCTTAAAACTTTCACCGAGTTGGCAGCATCGTCAATAGACAACTCGTACTCATAGTCAGTCATTAAGGACTCATCACCGATTACAAGTTTAGTGATTTGACGATTTAGATTGAAAATTTCAAGCGTGCCGAAGTTATCCCAAAAAGCGAAGCGTTGACCGGACCCTTTTCGCGTCTCTTCGATAGCGTCTTTTAGCATAGAGTAGTACGTGTGCTTATCTTCAACGACTGCTGTACAGTTATATGTTGCATTGTCTAGGACCTTGTAAGGTAGACCTTGCACTTCACAGATTCGCTTAAAGCGCTCCGTGACGGAGTTTGCATTAAAGAGTAGCGTGTCTTCGTTCTTGAGATACCGAGTCTTGTCGTAAGCAGTGATGGACCAAAAGCCTCTCACGCCCTGCTTACGTTTGCGTTTAAACACCTTGCCTTTGAAAATCTTTTGACCATCTATGCGCATCTCAACCTCATCGCCTTCACGTAAATACACGGTTGGATTGTCCAGGAAATCAAATTGCAACTTACCCGGTTGGTACTCAGTACTTGTAAACCATGATGTGCCCTTGCACAAGTCTGATATATCGTACTGCTGACGGTTGGTGATACTTGTTTCTAAAATCTCAATCATCATACACGCTTCACGCTCCCCGCAGTGACCCAGCCACGCCAGTAGATACGACCCGTGCCGTCCAACATGCAGACGTGATAAGGATACTTACGCCCTTTAGCAATCAAGTTGACCTGCCGTCTAGCGTTCTTTTCAGTCAGTCCTGGCCCACTTCCGTACGAGTCGCGGTGGAGCCTGCCATTCACAATGACCTGACAACCAATAGTAATTGGCTTATTTTTAGGTGCAGGACGGGGCGGTGGCGATACTTTCTTAGCAACAGTTTTCTTATATTTTGGAGAAACCTCTTTAAACTCGTTTAACCCTAACGTGTAATACACGTCACCTGTGGTATCGTCATGCCCCCAATTGAACTCCTCAATTAAAGTCACTAAGTTGATACGAGTGTCCGTGACGATAAGTCGTACGCGGTCATGATTGGCTTTAGCATTAGTTAGCCTGTCAATCCATGTCCTTGCAGACTCTTTTTTAGCGCCCTTCTCAATATAGCCCGCCGAATAGTCGGCAGGGAAAATAGAACTAAAAGAAGTGCCCAGCAATGCGTGGGCGCCTCCTAAGTTCACTTCGCCTAGTTTGGCGATTTCTACTACCGAGTTATTGGACGAGCGTTTCATTTCTATTTTACCGGGCGTTACAGGAAGCATGTAGCGCTTCCCTTCTATATCTAAATAAAATCGGATAGTCATCTCATACTTCCTTTCTATCCTAAGTCGTCATTATTCGCGTCGATAATGATCTCTTCTATGCGTCTAATGATTTCATCAGTGTCGATATCTTCTGCATCCTTACCTTCAATCGTTAAATTGATTTCAGGCGTGATTTGCTTGTTCTTGATGATTACAGGACGAGACAAGCTTGCGTCCATTGCGTCAATTTCACTGCTGTCGATAGACACCCGTTGAGTGTCATCCCAGTCATAGTCGCCTTGTCCTGCGTAGACATCAGTAATATTTCGTGTCACCCCTGCCAACTCCATTTGTGGAGCAGTAAAGGCGTTTAGACCTGATGTCAACACTTCGCCCACTCGAACTGAAGGGCCAGGGATGTCATCCATTCTTGGAACGGCAAGGTCCGCTAGCTTAGTGCTAGCTTTGTCGACAAGCTTACCTGCAGAAGTAATACCTTTAGCTAGACCTTCAGACACGAACTCACCAATTGCAATCATCACACGAGACGGTGAATGAATTTTCAAAGCACTTCTGATCGTGCTTGAAACGGAGTTGGCCACACGTCTTGCTGCTGAAAGTGCTCCTCCTGCTCCTGCGCTGATACCCGACGATAACCCACTCATAGCGAACAGACCAGCGCTGTATAGCTGACCTCTCAGTCCGCTAAATGCGCTAGCAATTTGAGCCGACCCACTTCTAGCGATAGAAGCAGAACGGGCCATACCGCTTGATATAGC